TCTTGTTGGAGTTGATAGAGGTTTTGTTGGATCCTCCGCAACATCACATACAGATGGATCAAGTGTCAGAGTTTACTCTGGTTCATATAATATTGTTGGAAGCAGAATCTACTTTACAGATCCACCAAAAGGAAAAGGATCTCTCGGTAAAGATTCTTCAAACTTAGAACCAGCAACTTCGGAATTTAGTGGAAGAGTCTTTTTGAGACAAGATTATACTAATAACAGAGTTTTTGATGATATATCAGATCAATTTACTGGTATTGGGCAAACTTATACAGCATCTGTTTTAGGATTGAATACTACAGGTATTCAAACTGGAAGTAGTATTCTATTGCTAAATGGCATATTCCAAACCCCAACAACTTCGAATAATTTAAATAACAATTATTCGTTCACAGAAACTGCAGGAATCTCAAGTTTTGTATTTACTGGAATTACATCTTCTAACGGTTCTATAATTAAAACTGATTATGACACGAACCAAAATCAATTACCTAGAGGTGGTGTAATTGTTTCTCTTGGATCTACTGGTGGTTTGGGTATAGCACCGCTTGTAGGTGCCTCTGTAACAGCAATTGTTGGTGCTGGAGGTACAATTGTTTCGGTTGGTATCGGAACAACAGATATTAGTGGTTCTGGATATCGTGGAGTGGTGTCTGTAGGAATTACAGAAAGTGGTCATAGCGGATCTGAAGCTGCTATTTCTGCGACTGTAGGTGCTGGTGGAACACTATCGTTCACAGTTACTAGTCCTGGTAGTGGATATGTAAATCCTCAAATATTTGTTTCAGAACCATCTTATTCAAATCTATCCATTACTGGTGTTTCTAGACTCGGTATTGGTGCAACTACAGATACGGGAACTGGATTTAAAATATCTGTTGATGTTGGAGCAGCAATCACTAGCGTTGGAATTGGATCCACTTTATTTGAAGTGACTTCCTTTAAAGTTGAAAATAGTGGTTATGGATTTAAGGTTGGGGATGTATTTACACCTGTTGGTTTGGTTACTGCTAAAGGTTTATCTTCACCCGTAAGCGACTTTGAATTAACAGTTCTAGATGTTTATAGTGATAAGTTATCATCTTGGGACTTTGGAGAATTTGATTATATCGATTCAATTAAAAATTTACAAGATGGAGTAAGAACCAGATTCCCACTCTATTATAATAATTCTCTACTAAGTTTCGAAATTGATGAAAATGATCCAGATTCTTCATTAATAGAATTGAATAATCTATTATTGATCTTTGTTAATGGTGTTCTTCAAGAACCAGGAGAATCTTATAATTTTAGTGGTGGTACATCATTTATATTTAAAGTTGCACCAAGAGAAGAAGATAATATCTCAATATTCTTCTATAAGGGAACATCTGACGTTGATAGTGTAGAGAGGGGTAAGGATGAAACCATAAAAGTCGGTGATATTGTCCAAGTTTCTAAGAGTAATGTATACCCACAAACAATAGATCAAGATGAAAGAAGCGTCTATTTCATAGCATCTTCAGACACAATTGAAACTAATCTTTATGCTGGACTTGGTATTGATGAAACAAACCCCAAACCTCTTAACTGGACTAAACAAAAAGTTGATAGATTCATAAATGGTGACTATGTTTATAAGTCTAGAGATTCTCTTGAGGGTCGTGTTTTCCCAACTGCAAAGATTATTAATGATATATCGACTTCAGATAATCAAATATTTGTTGATGATGCTCAATTATTCAATTATGAGGGAACAGTTAACTTTGGCGGTCTAATAGTTTCTGGAGAACCACTAGTCGCTGCTGGATTATCGGCAACAGTTTCTTCCAGCGGATCAATTATTGGTTTGAACATTATTAGTGGAGGAAGTGGATATGTCGGATCTGCTTTAACTGTATCAATTGCAGCACCTCCACATATTGGTGTTGGTATTGGAACAACCGCAAAAGCAACTGTTGCAATATCTAATGGTCAGTTAACATCTCCTATCACTATCACAAATCCTGGATTTGGATATAATCAATCAAATCCCCCAAAAGTTATTGCACCAGCACCTATTGTAAATGCTGAAAATGTAACTTCAATAGGAGTTGTTGAAGGATTCTCTGGAATTATTACTGGAATAACCACAACTACAGGAACGCTTGGCAATCCTTTAGCACTTAAGTTCTTCTTACATAAAGATAGTGGATCTTATGTTGGTTTAGAAACTGGATATCCAATTTACATTTCAGATACAACCGTTGGGTCTGGTGTAACATCAATTGATAGTGGAAATGCTGCAATAGTCGCAGTCGGAACAACATTCTTAGATAACATATACTATATCCACGAAATGTCCTATGATGGTCTAAATTCAGAGATAGTTACTAATGTTGACTCTGGTTCTACCGTTGTTGGTATTGCAACTACAGGTAGCGCATCTCAACCAATAGGTAAATTCTCCTGGGGAAGACTATCTGGATTCTCAAGATCTTCAAATCCAATTTCAATTGGTATTACTGGATTGACAGTTGATTCTGGATTAACAACATATCCAACTGTTCAAAGAAGAGATCATGGATTTAGATCTACAGGGGCACTTCAGAAACAACTCTGATCTCTAGTATAAATATAGAAAAAAGCTAGTAATATGGCTGCTCTTGTTACAGATCAATTTAGAATTCTGAATGCGAATAATTTTATAGATACGATTAAGGATTCTTCCAACTCTTACTATGTATTTTTAGGTCTTTCAAATCCTTCCGAAAACGTTGGATTTGGAAGAACGACTGATTGGAATACAAATACTCCAAGTCCAGTAGATAACTTTAACAATAATAGTCATCTTCTAGACACTGCAATTTTTGGCAAAAAAATTACTGAATTAAATGTCAGAAGACTTATTAGAAGGATTGATTGGACTCAGGGAACTAGATATGAGATGTATCGCCATGACTATAGTCTGACTTCACCATCTCCTATTACCCAATCATCACGTCTATATGATGCAAATTACTATGTAATGAATAGTAATTATAATGTCTATATTTGTATTGACAACGGTTCTTCAGGAATCAATACAAATGGCAACGCATCTCAGGATGAGCCAACTTTTACAGATTTGGAACCATCTAGAGCTGGAGAAAGTGGAGATGGTTATATCTGGAAGTATCTTTTCACAGTTCCTCCAAGTGATATTGTAAAATTTGATTCTACTGATTATATTTCAGTTCCAAATAATTGGGCAACATCGACAGATGCTCAGATTGAAGCAGTAAGAGAAAATGGAGATTCTGTTTTAAACAATAACCAAATCAAAAAGATTTATATTGATAAAAGAGGATCTGGATATTCTAATAATGTAACTGGACGAGAAGTTGATATTTTGGGTGATGGTACTGGTGGCAAAGTAGTAATTGATACGGACAGTTCAGGAAGAATAACCAGCGCCCAAGTATCATCGGGTGGAAAGAATTATAGTTATGGAATGGTTGACTTGGGTTCTATCAACTCAAATGTATCTGTAGGAAACTTTGCAAAATTAATTCCAATCATTCCACCATCAAGTGGGCATGGACATGATATTTACAAAGAATTAGGAACTGATAAGTTACTGATTTATGCAAGATTTGACGATTCTACTAAAGATTTCCCAACTGATTCCAAATTCTCCCAGATTGGAATATTAAAAAATCCAGTTTCCTCAGGATCAACCGCAATATTTTCAGAAAATCAATTCTCATCTCTGAACGCCATTAAATTCTCATCTACTAGTGGAAATATTTCTATTGGAGATAAAATTTCACAAGATGTTACTGGTGGAAAAGCATATGGATATGTTGCATCTTACGATTCAGAAACTCAAGTCTTAAAGTATTATCAAGACAGATCACTTTATTTCAATCAAACAACATTTGATCAAACTGATCATCTTGGAATAACAACATCTTCCAAAAATTTAACTTTTGAATCATCTGCAAATAATGTTACTTCTGGATCTTTCTCTGGTTCCGTCGCTATTGCATTTACTGGATCGACATTAAATCCAACTGGAAACAAAATTATAAGTTTGGGAACAGAATTTACAAGTGGTCTTGCCAGTCCTGAGATAAATAAAGGGTCAGGTGAAGTAATTTATATTGACAACAGACCTCTGATTGCAAGAAATTCTAGACAAAAAGAAGACGTTAAAATTATCCTGGAATTCTAAAAAATGCCACAAAAAACTAATTTAAACATCAATCCTTATTATGATGATTTTGATAAGAACGATAATTTTTACAAGGTCTTATTCAAACCAGGATTTCCTGTACAGGCTAGGGAATTAACAACTCTCCAGTCAATTTTACAAAATCAGGTAGAATCTTTCGGTAGTCATATATTCAAAGAGGGATCTATGGTGATCCCTGGAAGTGTGAATTACGATTCCGAATATTATTCGGTAAGATTAAATGAAGAGCATTTGGGGATACCAATATCCTTATACATATCTAATCTTGTAGGTAAGAGGTTAATTGGTCAAAATTCTGGTATTACTATCGTTATTGATAGTTATGCTTTACCATCGTCCTCTAATGATATTACCGATATTACATTATTCTTTAAGTATTTGAATTCTGGTAGTGATAATGTTGTAAAAACTTTAGACGATGGTGAAGATTTAAGAATTGAAGAATCATTTGTTTATGGAAATACCCCGATTAATGCCGGTGATACTGTCGCAACTCTAGTAGCAAATAATGCTACATCTATTGGATGTGCAGTAGGAATTTCTCAAGGAGTCTTCTTTATTAGGGGAACTTTTGTAGATGTTTCTTCCGATAAGATTGTTTTAGATCCATATTCAAATACACCTTCTTATAGAGTAGGTTTAACCATCCTTGAAGAGATTATAACCGCAAAGGATGACCCATCTCTTTACGATAATGCAAAAGGATTCTCAAACTATTCTGCACCAGGTGCTGATAGATTAAAAATATCTGCAGTATTATCTAAAAAAGCATTATCAGATTTTAACGATAAGACGTTTGTAGAATTAATCAGATTAGATAATGGTGTAGTCAAAAAATTACAGGATAAATCTCAATATAGCATTATAAGAGATTATTTTGCAAAAAGAACATTTGAAGAATCTGGAGATTATACTGTAGGTCAATTTGGTGTTCAGATTTCAAATTCCCTGAATGATGGAATTTCCAATGAAGGAATATATCTATCAACACAAACAACTGATTCTGGAAATAATCCATCAGATGATTTGATGTGCGTGAAGATTTCCCCAGGTAAGGCGTATGTTAGGGGATTTGATATTGATAAGGAAACAACAACAATATTAGATGTAGAAAAACCAAGAGATAAGGCAACGGTAAATACATCTCTTGTCCCATTTGAAATGGGTAACCTAATCAGGGTTAATAATGTTAGTGGAACTCCTTTTGTTGGAATTAATACTGACAATAACACTATATCCCTATACAATCAAAGAAAAGCATCAGGAGGATCTGGTACTGGAACCGAAATAGGTCAGGCAAGAGTATATTCATACAACCTATCAGACGCACCATATTCCAACGATTCTTCAGAATGGGATCTGTATTTGTTTGATGTTCAAACATACGTCAAACTGACTGTAAACCAATCTTTGAATAGTAATGATTGTCCTGCTACTTCTTATGTTAGAGGGGTAAGTAGTGGAGCATCTGGATATGTTGTCTCTGCAGCAAGTGGCACTGAAATTACACTAACACAGACTTCAGGAACATTTATTTCTGGAGAGCAAATAATCATTAATGAATCTGATCAGATTTCAAGATCTATTAAGTCTATAAAATCATTTGGTATTCAGGATATCAAATCTGTATATCAGGATTCCCCATCAATTTTAGCTGGAATTCAAACTTCTTTTGTTGCAGATACGGTTTTACGAAGAGTTACTCCTGCAGGATTCAATATTACTGATACTGTCACTATTACAAGTGGTGGAACAATTTCATCTCCAGGCAAAAATTTCTTAGGTATTCGTAGCGATACTATTATTAGATATCAAATTTCTGGACTTTCTACAGAAACATACAACAGAGTCACATCAGTTTCTAGTGATGGACTCACGATGGAGATTGCTGAGGTTCCAAGTGTTTCTGATGTTTGTAGCGGGTCTTTGCCTGTAGCAAATCAATCAGTAACATTCTCTTTGGGAATTCCTAATGTTACTAGTAATGAAAATTCTGGTCTATATTCACCATTAGATGCAAGTAATGTATCTGACGTAAGTCTTTCAAATTCTAATATTTTAGTAACAAAACAAGTTAATGAAAGATCTACTAATGCATTAGGAACTTTATCCATTCCCATTTCTGCCGTTGGTATATCTAGTGCATTATTTGAAACCTTTGATGTAGAAAGATATTCTATACACTATAGTGACGGTACTGTAGAAGATTTAACTAGTGATCAGTTTAGTGTAGATTCTAACGGAACAACAGTAACCTTTACTGGATTAACACCAAATCAAAGTAGTGATGTTACAGTTAACGTTACTGTAAGAAAAATATCTATTAAAAACAAGCAGAAAGATTTTATTAGAAGTGAGAAACTAATTATTAATGGTACAAAATCTGGAGTATCGACATCAACCGCTGGATTATCTACCAGTAAGTATTATGGAACTAGAATTGAAGATAGAGAAATCAGTTTAAATATTCCAGATGTTGTTAACTTAGTAGGTGTCTTTGAATCTATCGATGGATCAGATCCATCGCTAGATAAATTAACATTTGTTTCTGGTCTTGGATTGGATGTAAATTCAATCTTAGGTGAAAAGGTTGTTGGAAGTGAAAGTGGTGCAATAGGACAGATTGCAACAAGATCATCTTCGACAGAAATTGAGATATGTTATCTCAATTCACAGCGATTCCAAGTTGGAGAGACTGTAACCTTTACAGAATCAAATATCGTAACAAATATACAGAGCATAACAAATGGTGTATATCTGAACATTACGAACAGATTTACTTTAGATAAGGGACAAAGGGAGCAGTATTACGATTATTCAAGAATTATTAGAAAAATTGATTATCCAGAACCATCTGGAAAACTCTTAGTTGTATACAACTACTATAACGTTCCAGCAGATGATAGTGGAGATGTTTATACCGTAGATTCATACGATCAAGAAAGATTTACAAATGATATTCCAACTTTAATTGGAGGTATTAGATCTTCCGATACTTTGGACTTTAGACCTAGGGTTTCTAAGTTTACATCCAGCACATCTTCACCATTCGCTTTTTCAAGTAGAACATTCGGTGCTTCTGGAGTCAATCCACCTTTAGTAGTAACTCCTGGCGAAAGTTCTCTGATCGGATATAATTACTATCTTCCAAGAATTGATAAATTAGTTCTTGATAGTCAGGGCAATTTTTCTGTAGTTAAAGGCGTTTCTTCTGTAGATCCTAAAGAACCAACAAATGTTGAAAGCGCGATGGATATTGCAACCATCAGACTTCCAGCATATCTTTATGATACAGATGATGCTGTGATAACTCTCGTAGATAACAGAAGATATACTATGAGAGATATTGGAAAACTAGACGATAGAATCTCTACTTTAGAAACAGTTACTTCTTTAAGTCTTCTAGAACTGGATACAAAAACATTCCAAGTTCAAGATGCGGATGGTTTATCAAGATTTAAATCTGGTTTCTTTGTTGATGATTTCAAAAATAGCAACTTACTCGATAATTTAAATCCAGATTGTAAGTGTGATATTGATACTGCAAACAAAGAATTAAATGGTCAGAAAAATTTCTATTCATTAAAACCAGAACTTTCATTACTACCATCAATTAATACAGATACTGCAGATTTTTCTTCAAATCTTCAGTTACTTGATTCTAATGTCAGAAAAACGGGCGATTTAATTACTCTAGATTATGAAGAAATTGGATGGATTGAGCAACCATTAGCATCTAGAGTAGAAAATGTCAACCCATTCAATATGGTTGAATTTATTGGTAGAGTTGAATTAACACCTGCATCTGATAACTGGGTTAGAAACATATTCGTTGATGGTGGATCTAGAACAATTACTGGCGACTTTAATGGTTCTTATGTAGAAACCATTAAGATTAGTAGCGTACCAGATACACACATTAGATCGAGAAACGTTGGTTTTGGTGCAGGTGGATTAAAACCAGTAACAAGATTCTATCCATTCTTTGATGGTGTTAGTGGTATTGATATTGTTCCAAAACTTGTCGAAGTTTCGATGACATCTGGAATATTCCTAACCGGAGAAACTGTTGATGGATATGTTGGGGGAACAAGAGTTATTAGGTTTAGACTCTGCCAACCTAATCACAAAACAGGAAATATTAGTTCTCCAGAAACTACATTTAATGCAAATCCATATGATACTACTATAAGTTTACCAACCTCATATTCTGCATCTTCGACAGTATTAAATGTTGATATTATTGCTTTAACTGATGAAGCACAAGGAAGATTCTTTGGTTTCCTTACATCTAACACAGTTCTTGTTGGTCAAACTAGTGGTGCTCAAGCAACAGTTTCAAATCTAAGACTTGTATCAGATACTTTTGGAGATCTTGGTGGTTCATTCTTCTTCAGAGATCCTCTTACATCACCTCCACCACCATTAAGATTTAGAACAGGAACAAAGACATTTAAGTTAACTTCCAGTTCAACCAATGCAGAACCTCTACCTGGAAGTCTCTTAATTAGTAGTGGTGAGACTAGTTATGCCACAAGTGGTATAGTTGATACTTATAGACAGACATTAGTTATTGTAAGAAGACCTCCCCCACCACCACCACCACCAGCAAGAGGCGGTGGAAAGGATCCCCTTGCTCAAACCTTTACTGTTGATGAAACTGGAGCATTCTTAACTTCGGTCGATCTATTCTTTGCAAATAAAGATGAAAATGAGAAGGTAACTGTAGAACTCAGAACTGTTGAACTTGGCACACCAACAAATCAATTGGTACAAGACTTTGCTAGAGTTACTTTAGAACCTTCCCAAGTTAATACATCTACTGATGGAGAAGTCCCAACAAGAGTAACTTTCCCATCACCAATTTATCTGCAACCAAACCAAGAATATGCTTTAGTTATTCTTTCACCTGCATCAAATAATTATGAAACTTGGATTGCAAGAATGGGTGAGCAAACTGTCAATACTCAAAGTCTACCAGATGCAGAAAGTGTTATTGTAACCAGACAATATTTGGGTGGAAGTTTGTTTAAGTCTCAAAATGGAACTATTTGGACTCCAAGCCAATTTGAAGACTTGAAGTTTAAACTTTATAAAGCACAGTTCACACAGGATTTGGGAACTGCATACTTCTATAATCCAAAACTCGGCACTGGAAGTGGCATAGTTCCAAATCTTTTACCAAATGCTATTAAAACATTACCAAGAAAACTTAAAGTTGGTATCACTACTACTACAACAGTTGGTGATATCCTAGTTCAAGGTAGAAAAGTTGGTGAGGGAAGTTCTAGCGGTCCAACGGGATATATTGAAAGAGTTGGTAGTTCAATTCAGACTGCAAATTCCGTATCAATAACTAATCCCGGTATTGGATATTCTAACGGAACATTCTCAAGTGTTTCTTTATATTCAATAACTGGTAATGGAAGTGGTGCAGTTGGACTGGTAACAGTTACATCTAATGAAGTTTCTGCTATAACAGTAACAACAAGTGGAAATGGTTATTCTGTTGGTGATGTTCTTGGAATTACAACTAGCAACGTGACCAAGGGCAGAAATGCTACGGTAACTGTTTCGGCAATTAATGGAATTGACACTCTGTATTTGACAAATGTCCAAGGAGAGTCCTTTACTTCAGGTCAAGACTTGATTTACTATGAAGGATCAACTGCAGTTTCTATGGCAAATACTGATATTAGAGGAGCATCTTCTCTAATAAGCAATATGTATGATGGTAGAGTTATTGAGGTTTCTCATTACAATCATGGAATGACTGCCGATAACAATAGAGTTACCTTGGCAGATATTGAACCAAATACAACTCCAGTTCGTTTAACTGCAAATCTTGCTGCAGATGCAACTACAATTTCTGTTGCAAGCACAACGCCATTTGCAACCTTTGAAGGAATTTCGGCATCTACTGGATTTGTCAAGATTAATAATGAAATCATATACTATAACAGTATCGGATCTGGATCTTTAGGTATTGGTACAAGAGGTGTTGATGGATCTCTGGTCAGAACTCACAATATAGATGATCTCTGCCAAAAGTATGAATTAAACGGAATCTCTCTTACCAAGATCAACAAGACTCATGACATGCCAACAGACACAACATTAAAGTCTGCTAAGGATATTGATAAGTATTATCTACAAATTAGTAGAGGAACAAGAGCAACTGGTGATACTCAGTTAAGTTTTACTAGCGAAAGGTCTGTTGGTGGTGAAAATATCTTTGCTTCTAAGAATATACAGTATGATACGATTACGCCACAGGTTAACATTATCACTCCAGGTGAAACAACTTCAGTTTCGGCACAATTAAGATCTGTTTCTGGAACTAGTGCTGGTGGATCCGAGGTATCATTTATTGATCAAGGTTATGAATCTGTTGAACTAAATCAACCAAACAAACTTTCTTCACCAAGAATTGTTTGTTCCGAAATTAATGAGACTTCTAGACTTACCAATCTACCTAAAAATAGATCGACAACATTAGCGGTACAATTTAATTCAGCAGATCCTAATCTCTCACCAGTTCTTGACATTCAAAATATTGCTTTGATTCTTGAGAGAAATATGCTGAATTCTCCAATTCAAAATTATGTATCTGATTCTAGATCTAATCAAATTACTGGAGATCCTCATGCTGCTGTTTATATTTCGAATAGAATTGATCTAAAACAACCAGCAACATCCTTGAAAGTCTTGGTATCTGCATACAGACATTCTTCTGCAGACTTTAGAGTTCTTTATAGACTCTTTAGACCAGATTCAAGTGAAATTGAACAAACTTATGAATTGTTCCCAGGATATGACAATCTGAAAGATCTAAATGGTGATGGATTCGGAGAAACAATTATTGATTCCAAATTGAATAATGGTAGAGCAGATGCTTTTGTACCATCAAGTAGAGATAATGAATTCTTGGAATATCAATTTAGTGTTGATAATCTTGATAAGTTTACTGGATTTGCAATTAAGATTGTTTCTAGTGGATCTAATGAAGCAAGATCTCCAAGATTTAAAGATCTAAGAGTTATTGCACTAGCATGATTCCTGTAGATGGTCACAAAAATCTCTTTAGAGATGAAAAAAGCGGCGCTATTGTAAATTGCGATACCGCCGCATATAATGAATATGTCAGAATGAGAGATAAAAGACTCAGAGAAAAATCTGAGATTGAGCAGTTAAAATCTGACATAGATGAAATTAAAACACTATTAAGGGAGATTGTCAATGGATCCAAATGATATTGTACTAAGTGATGTGAATAAACTTTTTGAATATGAAATGCAAGTGAGAGAAATTGATAGTTGTAATGATACAGATAAGTTGAAAGACATGCTGAAATTTTTTATCAAGTTGTACATGAAGCAGCAAGAAGTCATTCTTGATCTTGGATTATAGTAAGTATAAATATATTTTAGATCCTGATATTTTATAAATGGCAGCGGTTTATGTAAACAATTTAGTTATTAATACTGGCACAACTTTTAGTCAAACATTTTCTTTAGAAAGTAGTGACTCTAGTTCTGCACTAGATTTGAGTGGATATACTGTTGCTGCCCAAATGAGAAAACATGCTGGTAGTTCATCTAGCACTACCTTTACTGCTAATGTGGTAAACGTTTCTACTGGACAAATAAGTATAGGACTAAGTAGCACAACAACTGCTGATTTGAAATCTGGTCGTTACATTTATGATGTTTTAATATCAGATAATTCTGGAGTCGTAACAAGGGTTGTTGAAGGATCTGTTTTAGTTAGAGAAGGAGTCACTCGCTAATGGCAGACATTAGAGTAAGAGTAGGACAACAAAATGCTGTTAAAGTTGTATCTTCTTTAGGAGGAACTAAAGCGGATAGTTTGGCAGGATTAAATGATGTGAATATTGGTTCTCTCTCTAATGGTATGGTTCTTGTTTATAATTCCTCAACAAATAAATGGGATGCAACTCTAGAATTAACCCCAGGAACGGCACAGAATTTAGACATCAACGGAGGTAGCTTTTAATGGCCAGTATTATTAGAGTAAAGAGGTCTACTGGAACAACAGCCCCAAGTACTCTTAATTACGGTGAACTTGCAGTTACTATTGGGGGTGGTACTCAAGCCAATAATGGCGAGAGACTATTTGTAGGAGATAGTTCCTCAAACCCAACTATTGTCGGTGGTAAGTATTTTACCGATCTATTAGATCATACACATGGCACTCTAACAGCGTCATCCGCAGTAATTGTTGATTCTAGTTCCAAAATTGATGTATGGAATGTAGATAATTTAAGGTTAGATGGAAACGCCTTAACATCTACTGATGTTGATGGACACATAACCATTACTCCAAATGGAACTGGTAGAGTTCAGTTCTTGGATAATGATGAGGTTCAATTTGGTACTAGTGATGATATTAGATTATCATATGATACTGCAAAAGATGCTCTTTTCTTCGAAAGAGGTGATGCTGGCGCGACTGCAGATATCAGAATTGCAGATGATACGCACTTCCAATTTGGTACAGATAATGATGCTAGAATTTATTATGACGAAGCATCATCTGATAGACTTCAAGTTGAAGGAGCATCTTGGACTTATGCTGGTTCTGTGCAGCAGGTATCTATATCAACAAATACCACATCATCAAATACAACAAGTGGAGCATTAGTTGTAACTGGTGGAGTTGGTGTTGGTGGAAATCTTAATATCGGTGGCGATATTGATATTGACGGTCAGACAGAGTTAGATGATTTAAATGTATCTGGAGTTTCCACCTTTGCTGGTGCTGCAGACTTTAATGGTGATATTGATGTAGATGGTCATACAGAATTAGATAATCTTAACGTTTCTGGAGTTTCCACCTTTGCTGGTGCTGCAGACTTTAATGGTGATATTGATGTAGATGGTCATACTGAACTCGATAACTTAAACGTATCCGGTGTCTCTACATTTGCATCTGCAGTAGACATTAATGCCGACATCGATATTGATGGTCATACTGAACTCGATAACTTAAACGTATCCGGTGTCTCTACATTTGCATCTGCAGTAGACATTAACGATAATCTTGATGTAGATGGTCACACCGAACTAGACAATCTTAATGTCGCTGGAGTATCAACGTTCCAGCAACCAGCAACATTCAATTCTGGTATATCTGTTACTGGAGAGATTGTAATTGATAGTGTTGGAATTTCTTCAAACACTATTTCTACCAAGTCTGGTAGTGGAAATATACTTTATATTGACCCATATCCCGATGGGTTAAGTAATGAGGGAACCGTTGTTATCAAAGGTGACCTGCAAGTTGATGGTACAACAACAACTGTTAATTCAAGTTCCGTATCTGTTAACGAGGCAATTTTAAATCTTGGTGACGTAACAAGTCAAAGGACCGTGATGGAGACGGTTCAAACTGGTGTAAGTACTGTCAGATTTGATTCTGTTGTTGGTATTAATACTGGAGATTTGATCCAGGGTAGCACTTCACTACCAAATAGTGGTGTTACAACTGTTGCAAGTTACGATACCGTTAATAAGATTGTTACTTTTGAGGGAACCACTTCTGCTGGTATTGCAATAACAACGCAACTGACAATCACTCACGCCTTTGATACCAATACTGACAGGGGTATTTCATTCGATTATAACACCAGTTCTGGATCTTCCAATAACAAAACTGGTTTCTTTGGTTTTGATGACACCAACTCTAAATGGACATTTGTACCAGACGCAACTATCACTAATAGTGTAGTTTCTGGAACCAAAGGTTATCTTGATATCAAGGGTATTTTCTACCAGTCAGGCGATTTCAGCACTCACGGTATTGTATATTTTGACAATACTGGACTACAAACTTCAACATCTGCACCATCTGCGGCAACATTTACATCTACTCAAGTTCTGACTGCTGTAACAGAGATTGACATCGTATTAGATTCTGCTACTCATAGTTTCACCCAAGGTGATCAGGTAACTCAGGCAAATAACTCTGCTGCATATGGTGTTGTTAAGACAACAACATCGTCTAGTGCAAATGTCACACTTATTGGTGTTCAGGGTACGTTTGATACAACCAACGATTTGATCGTTGAGGGAGTAAATATCTCCAAAAACCCATCTAGCGTAACTACTACATACACTAGCAAGCCAACTTGGACAACAACTCTTGACGGAGGAACTTTCTAAAAAATGTCAGATCAAAATAATGAAGTTGATGTGAATGTTTTGATTAAACTTTATAATCAAAAGTTATCATCATTAACAAATCAAGTTATATTATTAGAAGCAAAACTTCAAACATTAACCAGGGATTTTATCGACGAAAAAAATCAACTTTTAGAAGAAAATCTTAGGTTAAGTGAAAAGTGTAAGAGTCTAACAAGTTCTACCCAAGCAAAACCAAAGTAAAATGGCAAAACCAGCGACTAGACAACAATTGATTGATTACTGTCTGAGAAGGCTGGGTGCTCCTGTATTGGAAATTAACGTTGATGATGACCAAATAGACGATTTGGTCGATGACGCCCTACAGTACTTCCAGGAGCGCCATTTTGATGGTGTTGAAAGAATGTACTTAAAGTACAAGGTAAGTCAAGAGGATTTAAACAGAGGTAGAGCAACAGGAACAAGTGGAGTTGGTATTGTTACCACATCCGCAACTTCCACCAGTATATCTGGTTATGGAACAACAACATCTAATTTCTACGAAACATCCAATTTTATACAAATACCAGACTCTGTTATTGGCATAGAAAAGGTATTTAAGTTTGATACTAGTTCCATATCCGGTGGAATGTTTAGTATTAAGTATCAACTGTTTTTAAACGACCTATATTACTTTAATTCTGTAGAATTACTTCAATATTCTATGGTGAAGAGTTATTTGGAAGATATTGATTTCTTATTAACCACAGATAAGCAAATTAGATATAATAAGAGACAGGATAGATTATACTTGGATATTGATTGGGGATCACAATCATTAGATACTTATTTTGTGATTGATTGTTATCGTATTCTCGATCCAGATACTTATACTAATGTATATAATGATAGTTTTATGAAGCGTTATCTGACTGCACTAATAAAAAGACAGTGGGGTCAAAATCTAATTAAGTTTAGAGGAGTAAAACTTCCTGGTGGTATTGAACTTAATGGCAGAGAAATATACGATGACGCAGAAAAAGAATTAGAAAGTATAAAACAAGTTATGGCACTCGAATATGAGTTACCACCATTAGACATGATAGGATAAATGGCACTAAATCCCTTTTTTCTGCAAGGTTCTCCTGGCGAGCAGAGACTCGTCCAAGACCTCATCAACGAACAACTAACAATTTTTGGTGTAGAAGTAACTTATATACCAAGAAAGTTTGTTAGAAAGCAAACTATTATAGAAGAAATACAATCTTCAAAGTTTGACGATAACTTTTTAATTGAAGCATATGTCAATACTTATGAAGGTCATTCCGGCGCTGGAGATATTCTAACTAAATTCGGAATGAGTTTGAGAGATGAGGTAACTCTAACAATTTCTCAAGAAAGATTTGATGACTTCATTTCACCATTTTTGGAAGCTATGCCAGATGATGAAATCGAAGTTCCTAGCAGACCAAGAGAAGGAGATTTAGTTTATTTTCCACTTGGTTCTAGACTATTTGAAGTAAAATTTGTAGAGCATGAGCAACCTTTTTATCAGTTGGGTAAAAACTATGTTTATGAACTAAAATGTGAACTCTTTGAATATGAGGATGAAATACTTGATACTTCTATTGATGAGATAGATCAAGTACTGGAGGAAACTGGGTATATTACTACATTAAATCTTCTTAGTCTTGGTAGACGAGCAACTGCCACTGCTCAATTAAGTGATACTACAGGATATATTAGTCAAATTTTTCTTAATAATGATGGATCTGGTTATACTTCAACCCCAACAGTTGCAATTTCAACGTCTCCTCAAGGATCAATATATAATGCATCTGCAGTTGCTATAACAACCAATAGAGCTGGTGTTTATTCCGTAGAAAGAATTGTATTAACCAATGCTGGATCTGGATATACAGTTGCGCCCACAATTAATATTATTGGTGGAGGCGGAACTGGAGCAGCTGCAACTTGTTCGATAGAAACGACATATAGAGGTATTGTATCAGTTACAGTTACTGATAATGGTGTTGGATATGCAGGAACAACGCCATCAATTACAGTAGAACATCCAGGAGACAGAGCAACTGCATCGGGAACAATCGGAACCGGAGGAACTGTCACTTCTCTATCGATTACAAATCCAGGTATTGGTTATACTTTAGCACCACCTGTTACGGTTTCAAATCCACCCACAAGATCTGGTGTAATATCAGAATCAACACTTTACAGTGCTGGAAGTGGATATTCTCTGGGACAATATACAATAAGTCCATACAGTGGTGTTGTTGGAGTTGGTGGAAGTCAAGCTGTTATCGAGATCACTTCAATTAACGGAAGTGGTGGTATTACTGGATTTACTACAACTTATGGTGGACATAGTTATGAAAGCAACGATTATTATAGATTAAATGGTGGAAATAATCTTGGAATTATTAGGATTAGAACCACCACTACGGGAATTGGAATCACTGCAACAGTAGATGCCACAATATCTGGTGGTGGTGTTGTTGATTCACTCACAATCACAAATCCTGGTTCTGGATATACTGTTGCACCAACTATCACTATCGATAATAGTGATTCTGTCAAAGATACTTCCAGAATTAGAGCAATATTTGAGACTGTTGTAGATTCTGATACTGAGGTTTCTTCAGTAAGAATAACTAATCCAGGAATAGGATATACGGAAGTTCCAACTTTAACAATATCTGCACCACCAATAACTGTGGGTGTTGGTACTTATTACTATAATGAAGTTGTAAGAGGTTTAACTTCAAAAACTGAGGCAAGGGTAAAATCTTGGGATAAAGATACAAATATTCTTAAGGTTTCAATAGTTGGCATCGGAACAACGGTATCTGGATTTACTCCAGGAGAGATCCTTGTCGGAACTGCGTATAGTGTATCTGCAGCATCAACATCACCAGGATATGCATCTTATGCCATTAAGTCCTATGATGAGCGTGATATATATGATACGTATGATACAAACGACGAAATCGAAGAGGAAGCTGATAACATCTTAGATTTCACAGAATCAAATCCATTTGGTAATTACTAATGCTAGGAACTTATTTTTATCACGAAATCTTAAGAAAGACTGTAATTTCTTTCGGCACTCTCTTCAATAATATTGAAGTTCGCCATAAAGATGCAAATGGCGGTGCTTTTAGTGAAATGCGAGTTCCTTTGGCATATGGTCCGATGCAAAAGTTTTTGGCAAGACTTGAGCAGCAAGAAAATCTCAATAAAGCAACTCAAATCACTTTGCCAAGAATGTCATTTGAGATGAATTCAATCCAATATGACGCAACAAGGAAGGCAGGAGTAACACAAACATTTAAAGCATCTGATGGTACGAACTTAAAAAAAGTTTTTATGCCCGTCCCTTATAATATTGGATTTGAATTGAACATTCTCACAAAGTTAAATGATGATGCTTTGCAAATTGTTGAGCAAATATTACCGTACTTTCAACCATCATTTAATCTAACAATAGACTTAGTTGATTCTATTGGTGAAAAAAGAGATGTTAGTGTTGTCTTGGATAGTATTTCTTTCCAAGACGATTATGAAGGAGATTTTTCAACTAGGCGTGCTCTGATATACACTTTACAATTTACTGCAAAGACTTTCCTCTTTGGTCCAATTGCAGACAGCACGGATGGTCTTATCCGCAAAGTTCAGGTCGATTATTATACATCTGTAGATAGAGAAACTGCCAGACGTGAACTCAGATATACCGCAACTCCAAAGGCACTTAAGGATTATAACGACGATAATACTGCAACTCTATCCGAAGATATCACCAAGACAAGAACAAGAATACCAGTCAATTCAACTTCTAGTATTTCTGTAGATGATAGGATTATCATGAGTGGAGAAATAATGAAAGTTGTTGAAGTTCCCGATGCACTAACTTTAGTTGTTAAGAGAGGATATGATGGTACATCAGCAAGTAATCATTTGGAGAACAGTTCCATAGATCTGCTTACATCTAGCGATGATGCTCTGATTGATGTTGATGATGATTTTGGATTTAGTGAAACTAGCATTGTTTACACAGATTCAAAAAGTTATAGTCCCACTAGAAGAATAGATTTTTAATAGGTGAACCTCATGTCAAATAATTTTGATAAAATAGACGAAGCTCTCAACGTTGAAAGTTCAATTGTAGAGGTTGAAAAACCTGGTGCGATAAAAAAACCAGAAGAAAAAAATGATATCAAAAAAGATTATGAATATACTAGAGCAAATTTATACTCTTTGATTGAAAAGGGGCAAGAGGCAATAAACGGGATTATGGAACTTGCTGGTGAAGGTGGTAGTCCTAGGGCGTATGAAGTTGCTGGTCAGTTAATTAAAAGTGTTGCAGATACAACAGATAAGTTGATTGACCTGCAGAAAAAACTAAAAGACGTAGAGGAAGACGTTGGTAGTAAAGGACCCAATACTGTTACAAATAACGCAGTATTTGTTGGATCGACATCAGATTTACAAAAACTACTGAAACAAGGTTTTCTAAATAATAAAGAATAGTTTATAACCTTAAAATGGGTTGGTCTGAGAAGTATAAGAAATCAATCAATTGTGATAATCCAAAGGGGTTTTCTCAGCGTGCTCATTGTCAGGGTCGTAAAAAGAAAATGAATGAAGCAAAAGAAAAAGGTGACCACGAAGTTTCGATGGCACAATCTCAGTTAAAAAAATCTGAGGAAAATATCAGAAAACTAAGAAAGGTGCTTGGTAAAAAGGAAAAAAATATTCCTGCTTGGGTTCAGGCAAAAATTACTGATACTGAGCACAATACTGATGCTGCCTCTTCTTATATGGATGAGGCAAATAAGTCTGGTGATGAAGGACTTCACGATTGGTTTAATAAGTCAAAATCAAAAGGTGGTAAGAAGGGTTGGGTTCAACTTGGTGGTAAATATGCCGGAAAACCATGCGCCCGTCAACCAGGTCAAACTTCTACTCCAAAGTGTGGAAGTTCTAAGATGGCAGCAAATTTAAGTGCTGAAGAAGAAGAGAGAGCAAGAGAGAGAAAAAATCGTCAAGATCCAAATCAACCAGAAAAAACTGGTGCAGCAAAACCAACAAATGTACGGACTGAAGAAGTGAATTTGCAGGAGGTAAAAGATAAACCTGGAAAAGGTAGTGGCAAAAAAGATGCTTGCTACCATAAAGTCAAGTCACGTTATAAAGTTTGGCCAAGCGCATATGCGTCAGGAGCACTGGTCAAATGCCGTAAGAAAGGTGCTACAAATTGGGGAACAAAGTCCGAAGGATTTTCAAACTGGAGAGATGATTTTAAAGCATTAGAATTTGAAACGATTGATATTATCAAACCAGAACCAATCAAAGGCATTCGAATTGATGAATTAAAATGTTGGAAAGGATATAGAAGAAAAAGAGGATCTGTTCCTGGAGAAAAGGGTTCTTG